TACATGGGTTTCACACCCAGCACACGGTAGCAGGCCACTACGATGGTCGAGAATAGCAAGCTTTCCAATGGGAATGTAAAACCATTTCCCATAGAGCTCACCATATACAGCTCGTGAATAGTGGCGTCTGGGAAGACGACACTAGGTGATCTCGCAGCCTCTAGCCAGCCAATTAACTCTGCTGGTAAGATGAGCCGCAACATCTCGAGCGATATACTGTCTGACGCGCTTGAGAGATCGATAGTCCCGAAGGACCCGTCGACCGACCCAGTTTGCGCCATCCGTCTGTTGAGAGCCGGCTGTCGGGAGAGATCAATACGAAACATCTCCTTAAGCCGCTTTTCTAGGACGAAACCGATTCCTTTCTGAAGGAACATATTCAGAGTAGGTTCGGTGCAGATGGATCTCGATATTTCCGATGTCTTTGGAGCGTAAGAAAGACGGTTGCCTACTACTATCTGATGCCCATAACGCGTTTCGCGCGAGTTCTCTGCGCTTAGATACGTCGGGCTAGTCATGATAGCATACCGGTAAAGCCGATACAAACGCTCTGATGTGCAAGTAAGAGGCGAGTCAAACATTTTCATATAAAAATCATATGATCTCGCTCCTATATTTGCGCCGGGTCCAACCCCACCGTGGTCAAGAATATCTGACCATGTGAAATGGGACTCGGGTCCGTTTCCGACGATGTCGCACCAGAGTGATCTAACTTCTCCGATCACTTCATCGTCTTGCACGCTTTTTGGTTCAAGGACGAAGCCCTTACATGCGTCATTAGCTCCTTTAAAGAGCGTGAGGCATTTCGAGTCAGCTTCCTCTCCTATCTCGTCTTGGAATTTCTTCCAAAAGGAATTCTGGAGCCAAAGTGCATTTGCGGCCGGCAGTTCCATGTCAGAAGTCAACATGTGTTCTGCCACTTTCAGGTCGTCGAGCAGGGTCTGTCGTAGATCAGCGCAATTGCGCATTGAATTCTCCGATGGAGGTTACGCCGGCCCTAAGACCGGCAAACTCAACTGATGAGGGCGGTTGTCCTCATCAGGTTCCGATTACGCGATACCGGACACCATGGTATCCCCAAGACCAGCGGACTGCTGGTTCAGGGCGCCAATGGCCGCAGAAAGCGCGGCACGGATGTTCGGTGCGTCGGCAGTATCCGCCCCAGCTGGCACGTCGATTTCGATCTTGACGAGCATGACTGCGGCGGGCTGCCCAGCGAGAGGAGTCACACCCTTACGGATGATGATCTTCCAGCTGTTTTTCGGAACACTGGGCAGAAGCCCAGTACCGGGCACGACAGGAGCCAAGATTTTGAAACTCTTGGGCCTGACGATGTTCACCTGAAACGGTGATGCGACCGTATGACTGGTCACTCCGGCTTGTGTCCCCCCCAGTGCGGTGACAGCCACT